CGAATAGCATCAAAATCTAGTGCACCATTTAGTTTGTCTGAAACAGAAACGATAACATCACCATTAGCGTCTAGAAATTCATGTCGAACTCGACGCATCTGAGCCCACGGGAAATACCAAGAGGATTGACCCGGATCTGGCCAGCAGTCATTGTTTTCTCCATGAAAGATACGGATGCAGTCAGGATGCAAAGAAAAGCCATAATGCTTTCTAATCAGATTTGTGTAACCACATCGTCCATCGGGACCCGGTTTAGCCCAATCATAATGTGACGTGTCTACCCATTTTTCGCTTGGCTTGACAATGGCTTTGTCTAACTTAAACCACCAGCAGCGTCTACCAAAATAGATAGCAAGGTGATTCTCTCGCTCATTGTCGTATCCACTTTGAATCCAGATACCAAATTGAACTTCAGAGCGATCTTTAACATACTCAGTTAGCTTCACGAAGCCTCCGAATTTCTTCAATCATACCAAGAATAGTTTTTGGATTGGCTGCAGCGATGAATTCAATATCGCACATTTCTTGTGGGCAATCCCACCAAGCAGACACACACCCAACTAGATCATCATCACCATTCTGACATGTGATATGAGCGTATTCATCCTCTGTGACCAAAGCCCAATCACCTTCACTAGCTCGTTTAGCTAGTGACTCAAGTTCATTCAGTTTTTCATCATCAATCATAATTTCACCCCAAAATTCATTTCAAAAGTCTTGTAAATTGTCTAACAGATTACGACAGCGATGTTTTACGAGATAATTGAAAACCCGATTAAGGTCTCGTTTCACCTCATAGTTGTCATACATTTCAATCACTTCAGTTCGTACATCGTCTGGAATGAATTCAAAATCGACCAATGTCTGATTGCGTTGATATCGAGCTCGTTCAAGGTCATCTCGGCATGCACCAATACCCTGATCAAAGAACTCTTGAAGACGCTTGGCACTAATCGATTTTTGTCGTCCGCGGTCCTCACTCATGAAGAAATTATCTTCAGACATGATAGAAGGAACACCATCACCAGCATCACCCTTAACAATATGAGTAATAACCCATTCATGTAGTTCTTTCTTGGTTAGCCGGATTTGCTTCTTTAGCATTGGGCTAAACTGAATGACATTATCATACTTTAGCAGTTGCTTAGCATCTTTATCTGATGTCACGACAACAACCGGTTCATATCGGCCAAACTCTTGAGTCATCATCGCCAAAATACCACAAACATCATCGGCTTCAGCTCGATCATGTCGAATGACTTTGTAAGGAAAATACTTGGCAAGATCCTCACGGATTTCGTGAAGACATTCGTGAATAAACCTCCAATCAAGGTCTGATTCATCACGAGCTTTCTTGCGAAGACCTTTATATGCCGGAAAAAATGTTCGACGCCAGTAGTTTTGACCATCACAGGCAATAACCATATCGCCATAGTCGCGCCGATATTTCAGATTATGACTCCGAAGGGCATTCAAGATTGAATGCCGAATGATATTTTTAGCTTCAGATTGTGACTCATTCTTCAGTTCATCACTAAAAGCGAGAATGGCCGCAGTGGCAACTTGATTGTAGTCAATTAGAATAATTTTTCATTCTCCTTAAGTGAAATCGATAATGTCTTGTTGAGGAGGGGTTTCTAATGATTTCAGATGCTTATAGAGTTTGACATAATAAGCAAATCCGCGCGGATACTGGTTTGGGTTTGGAATTCTATCGCCGAATAGTGCGTGAATCTTTTGAACTTCTTGTTCAAATTCTACTGAATCGTCTTCCATAATTTTCACCATTTAGAAATAGGGGCCGAAGCCCCATGATTTCAACCTTGAGCTTCTACGATATTTGTATACAGAGTTTCAAACTCATCAAATGCTTGTTGCTCATTGATGAAATTTTGCTTGTGATATACACGAGCCATCTTGTTAACAGTCTTTTTCTCCATCTGGAACTTGTCACTCACGTCAGCAACAATCTCCTTGATTAGATCTTTTTCTGCAGCAATTCGGGTCATTGCATCGGAAATTTCCTGAAGGGCATCCTTGATCTTTTTGCGATCGGCAGGGTTTGAAATCATAACATTAGACATTACTTGGAACTCCATGTTTTAGAAGGAACAAAGAACATATTAAACACAACGGCTGCTAGCCAGGTTTCAAATGTGTACGGAATAAGCAGAGCGGGAAATAGCGTATTGAGCGCCCAGATAAGAGCTAATGGTCCAAAAATAATTGCTAATACAAAAATAAAAACATAGATCACGTTAGTCATGTACGCTTTCTCCATCAATAGTCTTTACAGAACCAAAATTGAAACTACGCCATGCATCAATATCCGTGTCGAAAACACGAATCTGATCACTTTCAGATTTAATCGTGCTCTTTGGATGTTGATCTTCAGGAATGTTCTCTAGTTTCAGAGTACAATTCATCGTTCGCTCAGAGCCATCAGCCTTAGTGAATACAACATTCACAACAGTTTGTTTCAGTCGATCAACTAGACCTTCACGCGTAATAGTCATAATTACCTCACAGCATGTTAAGAAAAACTTGAATAGGAAGAACGATTGTCAGCATAGTAAAGACAAAAATCATCCAGACTAGTGCGCCAACTGCACCAAGAATTTTAAGAATAGCTGCCATAATTAATGCTCATGTGTTGTTAAAAAAACTTCAGGGTGTATACCTAAAGCGTTAAATACCCTGATTTCCATAACGCGAATTTCATTTACAATTTGTTCCATATCAATGGGCACAAATGTTTCGTATTTTGTGCATTTTACAATGAGGCCGACGAGACAGTCGTCAAATTCGGCATCAAAGTATGGCTGGATTAGCGAAAGATCATTCGACTGACATAGAGTGTCTATTTCATCCCGTGAAAGATTTAGATCGGCACACGGAATCCCGACGACAATTTTAGCTAAATGGTTAACGCTCATCGTTTCTCCTTATGCTGTTTTTGTTTTTGATTTGTTGGATGAAGAATCCATTTCTCTCCCAGAGACTTAATGGCGGCCTCGAGTTTTTGCCGATAAGACTGATTCAGCTGTTTCCATTCTTCGGTTTCTTCAATGCGCTTTAGAATTTCAATGTCCATAATTAACCCATAGTGTATTCAATGAACTTAATTTTTGCTTCTTTGATTGCAATAGAACAGACGGGGCAGGGGCAGGCATCTTTTGGATTGCCCCGAGAGTCATACCTCTCAATCTTAATCTTGTGGATCGGTTTGCCCCTTGCCCTGATGATTGCCAGAACTTCAGCATGCAGAACTTGTCGATATTCCTGATCAGCTTTCCTAGCATACTCAAGTTGCATGGGATGAGTCTTATGATAGTCATTATAAGCAACGGAAATGATGCGCCCTCGACGATCATACGTCGTTGCTTTGATACTATATCGTTTTTTCACGTTCGGTTGGTCCACTTGTTCATCAAATAATCGACATATGCATGAGCTTCTTTTTTAGAGAGAACGACTAGTGTATAGTCTTTACACAAGTCATGCGGAAAAACATTCACGTGGTATAGACCAGCACGCTCTAAAATACTCAGGGCCCATAGATCTTGGGAGTCAGGGTAAAACCCACATACGAAACGGATGAAAATATTAGGCTCCATATACACCTCTTGATGTCGATGGAGCCTATTATATCAAGTCTGATGGAAAAGTAAACTAAATTTTGTCGTTGAGTTTTTCCTTACCGCGACTATACGCCGAAATACCAATCGCTGCGCCCATCGCCATGTGATAAAGTCCTGCGCCATGAAGCGTGATCGGAGTCCATGCTGTATCGACTGTACCACTGAAGTATGCCTGAAGAATGCTCCACGCAATCGGGAATAGAATGAAGTCAAACACACATGCTATCAGATACACCCAGGCTATAGCCGGTCTCCAATACGTCTTCAACCATGGCAGCTCTTGTCGATTTGCCGATGAAGCTATAGCATCAGCAAAAGCTTTTGCTGGAACATTTGTTGCGTGAGAATTGGAATCATAATCTATGTCAGATCTGGATTCTATCTCTGGTTCAAATGAATTATAATCATCCAGCTTTGGCATTCGATTTCTCTAAAAGAGCTAGAACCTTTTTGTACTTGTCAACCCGATCAGCTAAACCGATTAAACCACCATTGATTCGTCTAGTCAAAGTTGCCATGTCACCAGTATCTGCTATAGCATTTAGATTATTTGATGCCCAATAGAAACAAGCGGACTCAACGGCGCCTTCAACGGTTTCACAATACTGAATTGTTTCTTCTAGAGACCTTTTGATATGTTGAGCTAATTTTGTATAGTTTGCCTTTCCGGTGGTCTGGATCAACCCCCGGCCGCGATATCGCCACCCGTCACCCGAGGCTTCATCGCCGTTGCCCATTCGATTTGCATAGACTTTGTTGGCAATCTTTTCTGGTTGTCTGGCATATGCAGCTGCAGTGGTTTGATTGAATCTAGCCGGCCAGGTTTTCATCAGGCCTTGAGCCGAGTAATTCAAATTTTCTCGCACAGCCGTGAACCCAGCAGACTCATGTGCAGTTTGTGCTAAAAATGCCGCCAGACGCTTTGGCGTTACTATATCATACTTGGGTAGAATTGTGTTCATCGCTTCAACCCAAATGTCAATATTTTTATTAGTTGGCGCCAGAACGCTCAGAATGTCTCTGGTTACCATTTTATCTCCTCGTAATAGGTCTATGTGGCCGTGATCTCCAAAAGTCTCCGGCGTCCTCTGGTTCATTCTGGGTGGTGTTTGATGACTCTTGATTGAATTTTGTTGTGCGTTCTGAGTCAAAGATGGGTTCTGGAGCCCCATCCAATTTCGTAACCAATTCAGCATTTTGTTCAATCTCCTGCTCTTCGAGTTCTAATTGTTCGACCTGCGTTTCCTCAACCTTTGGTTCTTCAAGCATTGACTCTTGTTTTGCTTTTGGAATTTCCAGTTTTGGTTCTTCAATCGGCAAACCAAACTCTTTTGACAAATTTGATTTTACATCGTTTACATCATTTGTTATAATAGTTCTCTGGACAAATCCATTAAAGATTCTAGAATCTTCTAGATTAGATACAGTATTAGGTTTAGGTTTAAGATTACTAATAGGTTGTGGAATAGATTGAACCAAACCTAAACCAGACTCCGATACCGATACCGATACCGATTCAGATCTATGTCTCATTGACCAGTTAGCAGCAATAAGCATAACAACAGCTAATGGATCAAAGACCCCAACAATAAGAAGAATAACCCATCTGATAGCTTTTTCCAGTAGATTCTCATCAGGATTCTCCCCGTAGATCAAAGCTGCGATATACTTGATTGGTCCAACTTCAGCCTCAAGTTGCCGATTCTGAGTTTTATATGGGATTAACTCCTCTCGAAGTTCGTTGATCCTAGATTGAGACTCTTCTATGGATTGAATCAATACTGTTCTTTCTTTATCTTGTTGTTTTCTAATAGTGATTGATCGATTGATTGCCGAAGTCGATGTAGATCGACCAATCATTTCATTTACCTGAGCATCTAGTTGTGCCAGAGTCGTTTTGGCAGAATCAATTTTAGACTGTTCTATCTGAATCTTTTGCTCCAACATTTCGATCTTAGCCAAAACATCACCAGAGTTCATGGATTGATCGGCATGACTCTTGGACAGAAATCCAAATATACCCATTGATGTGAGGAACATTAGCACCAGAAGTGCTCCAGTGAGGTACGTTTTCATTAGAAACGGGATTTCTTTCCAGTTTCGATAGAGCCATGATGCTACTACTAACTTAGATACCTCAAGTGTTGCACCCATAATAATGATAGGAATTTTGGCCGCAGCAAAGATAGCTGTTAGACCAATGATTGAATACCATGCGGCTGACGCAGAAAGTGCTAACGCGCAAAAGAACATTAAAAATGTCATACTGAATCATCCTTTGTTTTAATTAGTTGTTTTAGATGACTTCGGTTAATTCTTCCCCCGACATATTCATTATAGTATAAGTGTGGATGCAATAGAGCATCGTGGATAACTTGTTCACGCATTTCAAGATAGTTCATCTCACCCTTTGACGAACATAGATGCAGAATTTCTCTGATAAAATTTTGTTCACCGAGATTTACTACATCAGCTTTGAGTTCATTTGAAGACGACCAATATTGCTTCCAGTCAGAGGGAGCTTTTTCTCTTTTCTTTTTTCCCTTGACGGTTCTGGTCTTAGTGAACCAGAATTTCTTCTGGCCAAAGTAGATCCTACCGTCTAGAAGATTGGTAATTTTGTAAACGAAACCGAGAGATGATCCAATCTGTTCATCAGAGAACGGTTGATCTTTGTAGACCCACATAAGAAAATAGCCTAGGTTGAATGCCTAGGCTATTTATCTTTGATCAAATGTCACTTAAACCACTTCATTGGATTCCAAGAATTTTGATTCCACATCTGGTTAAAGAAATCATCCGATGAGTAATCGTGTGGTTGAACAGGCTCATTAGCGTGCTCTTCTTGTTCACCAATCGTTTCAGTAGAACCATCCGAATAGTGAATCACAACCTTCCTAATCGTAACCTCTTCCATTTTCATCATCCTCTTCATAATCATCTACACGACTAATATCAGCCCCACATGTCGGACAATAAGCAATTGAATCAACATCGGCATCAGGGCCTTTCAAAATAATCTTACCAAACGACATACAGGATTGACATTCAAAAAGTCTTGATGCCATAAGTTTACCTCTTTTTAGTTATTGTCCCCACATGAATGGGCTCGGGGAATTTAGCCATAATCCAAGCCAGACTACGATCAATCAAGCCTGGCTTAACTGGTGTATTTATTGGGCTTCTTGGGGGTTCGCCGATTTCGAAGGCCTTCCCCGTGGCCGCCCTGGCTTTTTTACTTCAGCGATCTCCTCTTTCAGCTCTTCGGAGGATAGCTGAGGAATGAAACCAGCATCAGCAACGACTTTACGAGTAATATTGGGATAAAGATCGGTCAGCTTTTGATCTTTGATTGCAATAATGATCTTGGCTTCATTTGGATGCACCGCTTCGAGCAATTGAATGAATAGACTCTCTCGCTTATTTGCGGTAAGATCCTTTCGGCAGAACAGATCAAACTTACGAATTTCCGATTTGAAATTCACATGACCGACTCCTTGAGGGGCCGGATCTGGTCGGAAAGGGGGCTCTCCGTCCGGAAGGAGGAATTTTCCTTCGGCCGTGAATGCATGATAAAACATCTTACCAAGCGGACCACCATTACCAGATTTTTTGTATTCAGTCTGGAATAGACTAACATCTTTGTTAATCTCATCCAACACTTCAGTGATAAATTTTTCAGCCATTACTTGCTCCATTTAACAAACGATAATTTAAAACAAAATTTTCAACGATCAACTTCAGAATGACCGACAACATAATCTTTTCAGAGTCACCCATTTCTTTCCACGTTTGATACTGTTCAAGAACAGAAGTTGCAATCATCATGTATGTATCACACTCGGAGATTGACAGAAGACCCCAATCAATGGGATCCTCTGTTTCGACGCTCTGAGCTAGATCAATTAACTCATTGATATTCATCTTAGAAAACCACCTCGCAGGCCGAACCACTACACCCCTGTGCAACAAGGCTATCAGCATCAACAAATACCTTTTCTTGCAGTTCATTGGCAAAGTTGATATCAACAATGGTCTTCTGGATGTTATTCCACTTATGAAGATTATAACAATCCTTGAGACAGAATGTCATCTTGGTCATGTCACCGTCAAAGTAATTATCAGCAAACTTCTTGGCTCGCCGAACCCAATCACGCTTCAGAACATCTTCCGAATCTTCAGATAGAGTTAGACCAAAGCCCATGGCTGTATCACACGCAATCCAAAGATTTTGATTGAAAGCGTGAAGTGCTTCAACAACCAGACCAGACGCAAACAAAGCACCCTCACCATACATTTCTAGAATCTGATTGGCGTCAAATACTTCAGTAAATGGTGCTTGAACATAAGCCCGATCGCCATATGAACTTAGTAGAGAAATACCGGCAAACCACTCACGGTTCTGATAGATGTATTCTTCAACTTCATTCCAATCATCAACGGTGATGGTATTACTAACATTATGACGAAGTCTGGAATCTCGGCAAAGTTCTACGTTGGTACCAGCTTCAATCCAGTTCTGTTGGGCAAGTTTGACATATTCCAGTTGCTTAACACCCATCAAATCTTTTTTGTAGATAGAACCTTCCTTTGAAATGATTGGAAAAG